CGCGGCGGTCGCGCTAACCGGGCCATAACTCTGTCGCGCGTAGCCGGTCGCAGTAGCGTATTCATTGATACTAGCGTCAGCCATGGTAGTGGCCGTAGAATTGAGCACGCCCGAAGTAGCCGACGTTGACAACGCCATGTACGTCGCCGCTACCGCAGGGCTCTGGGCCTTGAGGAATACGGCATTCAAAGCCTGCTGTTCGGCGTACTGGAAAAGCTGGCCGCCTGATAGGAGTGTCATGATGCCTCCTAGATAAAGTCGCTATCGAATTGTGCCGGTTCTATTGCCGTGATACGGTCAACGCCCTGGTTATCGACCCACTCTACCAAGGCCCAGTCCGAATCATCGTACTGCATGAATGTAACCTCGGTGCCAGGATTGAGGTCAAGCTCAGCCATCTCGGCCGTCAGGTCCTCGCCCTTGGCATTCTGGCCGTATCCACGGCCATGACCTGGCTGATACAGAAGCTTGTCACCTGGATTGGCCATTACTTCTTGCCTCTCTTCTTGGCGATCATCTCTCGGAATGCGTCCTCGCGCTTCTGCGCGTCGGTCTTGTTGCTGTCGTCGGCGTCGGTGTCGTCTTCGCCGTCGTTCTCTTCCTTCTGCTCTTCGTCTGTCGTCTCCTGCTCTTCGTCGTCAGCTTGCTGCTGCTTGGTCTTCGGCTTCTTACTCGTTGTAGCCACTAACTTGTACTCCCGTCCGAATTCCAGTTGTCTGGTATAAGATTGGATGCTCCTAGCGCGCGAGCGCGCCTGATCAGGTAGCGCCGGATTACGGAGTGATCGCCTGATCCCCGGCCGACCGCGCGGATTGCCTTCTTGAGATACTCCACATTCGGCGTCGGATAGCGCGGAGCCCCGCCACTCTTGCTTGGTAGAGCCGCACCTTTCGCCGCTGCTGCCTTGCGTCCGGCTACCGTCTCATGTTGTGGTGTTGTCGCCATGTTCTCTCCAGTACTGATCCCAGGCAGCTCTCGCTTCCTTGCCGGTGAATGTCTCTGTTATACGGTTCCACTGATCGCGCAATTCCGCGTTCGGGCTGTCATCGTTCACCCTGCCATTAGCTCCGCGCAGCACTGGCTTAGCTAGGCAGCTACAGTAATCGTGAGCGCGGAAGCTGGTATTGCCAGGCTTGAATGGACCCTTCGCGGCTTGCGCGGCGCAATACGAGCACGCGCCCGGACTAAGTAGCCGCTCCCAGCCTGTTGCCTCAGGATCGCGAGCGACGGCCGCTGTCACTGTATTCCGCGCGCCGTTAAGGGCGAACCGGGCACCAGCACCGGAGAGTGTATTGCGCGCGACCTCTGATGCCCTGCCCGGTTCCTCTCCCTTCGTATTGAGATGATGGTAGAAGGTCCCGTTTGCAACGGAACCCGTCATCCGGTTGAGGTGCGGGGCATTGAACCCAGCTGGCCGTACGACCGGGTAGTCAAGCCCGTGTACTACATGTAGGTTCCGGTAATAATCCGCAGCATTCCCGGCCGATCCTGCATAGGCCTGGGCGATCAGTATTTTGAGGATCGGCCCCATGTCCTTCCAGCTGGCCGAGAACCGTTCTGGATCAATATGTGAATCCCACATGGCCCGGATGGCGTTCTTGACGTACTCGCTGACAGCACCCTGCTCGTACCCGTAATGTGCATCTAGCGCTCGTGGCGGGCTCGGAGCGATAGCGGCGAGAGGACCCGACGTGCCTTGAAACACGAATCGGGCGGCACGGGGAGCCCGCGAACTAGCCCGGCCCTGGGGCGGGTAACCCCTCGGACGTTCGCGGCCGAGAGCGTAACCCCGACTGGCTGCAGGAATTCGGTCGAAAGTCGTGTCTGTGCTAGTAGACATTCACCCCGCCCCCGCCCGTCGCCGTCCTGCTCTCCTTGGCTTTGTTCACGCCGGTAACCTTGCTGCCTTCCTGGGCCGCAGTCCCGGCCGGAATCTGCACAGGCAAGGATGCCGGGAAGCCAGCCGCACTCGACTGAACGTTAGCATATTGCGGCTGAGACTGCATGGCCGCGGCCACGGCATCCTTGACGACATCCTTGGCCTGGTATTCCTGCTTCGCACGAACCCAGGCGTTGACGTCATCGGCGGTCGCGCCCGGTATGAGGCGCCATAGCTCCTCGACCGGGATACCAAGCATCTGGGCAGCCTTGCCTAGGCCGTCGATCGTGGCGCTGAATGCACGAGCGCTCGTGTCGCGCCAGACGACTTCGCCATTCAGGTCATTCCAGCCCTGCTTATCGCCTGAGGCGAGCGCATTAAGACGGAACGAGTTACGCCATGGATCGGTGAGGATAGCCTGCAGTTCTTCGATCTTCCGGTCGAGCCCATCCCGCGCGGCGGCCAGGGCTTCTGCGCTGAGGTTAGCGATCTGGCCTAGCAAGTGGTATGGCGGCACCTGCGATATTGTCGACATGTGCCTGATACCGGCCTCTCGGCTGTCGATGTACGGCTGGAGATGCGTTTCGTTGAATTCACCGAACTTGGTTGCCGGGTCCTCTGCGGCAAACACGCGATCGACGCCAGGCTGGAATGGAGGCTTGGGGCGTCCTGATTCATCGGATGGGGCCATGCCAGTAACCCAGCGCTGCTTAAACGCCTGATACTGCTCGGCCATCATCAAGTTGAACGTAGTCGCATTGATTTGATCCTGCACCGGGATGAGCGGCTCGACCTCACCCGAGCAGTCAGTCTCGCCGTCGAGATCAGCCTCATATAGGAACCGCACAACCGGGCAGATACCGAGTCCGTGATTCATTACAGGATCCATTCCATTGAGGAATGGATCATTAGGATCAGCCAGCTGAAGGCTGAGCTGCGATACATTCGATACAATACCGCTTGTCTTGCTAATAAGAATGTATCGCGTCTGATCATCATACAACGTTACGATCACGCGCTGGTCCTGCGGCCGTATCGGATTGCCCGTGACTCGAACCTCTATCGCAACCTGAGGCCATTCATCGTCGATATCATCGGCATAGAAAGCCGTCATACGCCGAGGACTGACCGGGCGCATAACTGGTACGTTATCGGCCTCCAGCTCTTCGTCCCGCGCCATCTGGCCGGGGAGCACCACAATGTAGGCAGAACCATATTTACTGACAGAGCGGTGAACTCCGTGCTGCCTTGATATCATTCGGTTAGCGCGAAAGGCATTCCATGAGTCATCAGGATCTGTACTAGATGCTGTTTCTACTGTCGTTGTCCCTGATGGCTTGTATCCGTCTACATGTAGATTCTCCGAGATGACCGAAACGACGAGCGGCAGAAAGTTGCGCTTGGCCTTTGACATAATCCAGCGGTACTCAGCATTTACTCCCTTGGGCGCGTACGGCTGTTGATGCTTGCCGCGCATGTAGCGAGCGATCTTGTCAAGCCGGTTCTGCTCTAGCGCGCGAAGCTGAAGCATCTGCTCGGCTAGGTCGTTGACATCCGCCACGTCGACTATCATTATGAGAAGCTCCAGACTGTTCTCTTCTGCGCGCGTTCAGCCTCGCGCTTCTGCTCTTTAAAATTCTTGCTAGACAGAACAAGGCGGCGCGCATGGCGGGCCAGAATCATCGCGACACACGCATCAATTTTGCGCGATGACTTCGGGCTCTCCTTGGCAATGCTGATACCCCAGCGATTGGGCCGACGACGAGCGTTCACAACATGCCGGCCGAGGAAGCTGTCACCATCATGAAGGAATGTTGCGCTCTCGATCTCGCCTAGCACCATTTCACAGGCCATGGTGAACTCAGCAATATGAGAGCGCATGTCCCAGGCGACAGGCTGAGGGTCGCGCCCAGCCGGGACAGACCAGACCGGCAAGTCATCCTCGAACAACTCGCGCCAGGTGATCTTTGTATGCTCTTCCCACTCGTTCACGTCTGCGAAGAATGCGCATACATGCCAGCGCTTGGCTGCGGCTTCAACGGCTGCGTTTACCTCCCATACAGGGATTGGCTTGCGTCCGTCGTCAGTCTCCCAGATGCCTAGGCTGAATGTAAAGCAGGTCTCG